TGTGCCATGATTTTTTATACCTTTTTCCTGTTAACTTTGCAACCCAAATCCCTTTGCTATGTAGTCAAATGTTCTATCGACCGCACCCCCACTAGAATTTGCAAACGCTATTGTAAACCCACTAACTGTTTTTGAACTTATTGTGAAAACATCACCAGTTGCCATATTTTGTGCGGAAATACCAATTGCAGGTGCTTCAAAAAATGGGTTTGTATATGTTACTGTTTTACTTCCACTTGACGTTGTCAAATTACTTTCAGCGATGGTTCTTTCTTCCATATTTAATTTAATCACAATTTGTTTTACATTACTAGACGTTTGAGCATCGTCATTAGACAACTTAAGACGAAACTTTGCAAACTTAAATTTAAATGTTGCTGACTGTGTAATGTCTTGGAAGCTTGTGCAATCGGCTAGTGATGTTGTTGATGTTGCAATCTGCACTCTATGAAAAGCGTGTATTTGTTCCGTTCCATCAAAAGGTGCTTTTGCTTCATCGAACAGTAACGCACCTCGACCACCATCAAACAAATCATAGGGGTTTTCTGCGTCTAGGGTTATTGATGGTTCTATATTGCCATCAAATATTTGTGTGAGTGAAAGCGAATTACTAAAATTATAGAAGCCTTTTGCATCTCTGTTTGTATTATTAAAGTTTGGGTTTGACGTTGTATCCGTTCCCCCTAGTTCAAAATCACCCTCCGCACTGTCAAAATTCCCTACTGTATCGTCAAAATTAGTCACAGTATCTAAAGATAATATTACATCTCCAGATGGGTCTATTTTTACCGCAAGTGGAAAGGTTGAGTCCATCTGACTTGATGCTGTAAAAATATCTGGAGTTTCGGTAAAAGTTGATATTTGCTTGTAGGCTTGTATTGCAGAAATGTTTGTAGTCACAATTGTAGCTTCTGCGGATGTGTTGCCGTTTTTATCTACTGCTTTGATAAGATATGAACCGACTCTAGCAGGTACAACAGCATTATCGCATTTTCTTCTAGGGCATCTGACTAGGTTTGTTGAGTTTAGCCAGTTAGCACCAGTTGTAACATTTTGATAGCGTATTTCATAAAAAGAGATGTCTAGGTCACTATTAGCAGAAGGTGGAGTCCATGTAAGCTTTAGATGGTCTTGACCATGCAACTCAACCCCAAAATCCTCTACATTGCTTGGCGGTTCAACACCCCCTACTATTGCCCTTGTTGTTGATATAAAGGTACTCTTAGAACCTATAGTGTTTACTGCTCTTACTCTAACTTGATAGGTTGCACCATCAATTACGTTAAGGTGTTGATATTCCAAGATTTTTCCCACTGCTATTTCTCGAAACGAATCACTTACAGCGTTTCCATCTGGGTCTAATGTTTGCTTTATTTGCACTTCATAATTATCAACAAAAAGGTCTGTAGACGCTCCGATAGTAATTAACATTCTAGTGATAACAATTCCATCAGCATACTCTACTAATTCATCCCCTAATGTAATACTTGCAGGGGGTTGAACTGAAAAAGGATTAGGTAGCGTTGTGTCTGGTATCGTTGGTAACGCTTGTTGTGTTCCGAATGTATAAAAGCTATCTTGATGCTCCGAACATTGAATACTTACAGTATGGTCAGCATTTATTGATATTCTTTGTACTCTAAAGGGTTTTGCCGAAAAAGCAGGGGTTGCATGAGTTACGTTCACAATATCCCCAACCGCTAAATCTAACGCTGTTGCATCCGCTCTTAGAGATATATCTAAACTTGAGCGTGACCGCCTTAGAATTATTTCTGCCATTTCTTGTGCTTGATGGGCGTTTGTTATCATGGTGTAATCAAAACGACCTTCTAAAAGCAATCCACCATCTGCCGTTTTCATCGTTGCGTGTTGGTCTGCGGATGCCAACCCTGTTTCGTCTACTGGTGGGAATTGTACTGTATCGGTCTGAAAGTTTTTATTTGGGTTTACAAAAGTAACAATTACCCTGTTATATCGTGAATTTTTGTTTTTACTCTGAACTGTAATACCGCCTATTATGTTATCTTCTGTAAGGGTGATTGATGCAGAGCCTGTTGTTTCCACTAAGACGTTATACTTACCACCAGAAAAGTTAAGATAAGAACGAGAACCTTTAACAAATTCTTTTACATTATTTATAGCTTTTCTTGACGTATCAACCACAATGTGACTGTCCATAAGGTCTATCTGACTTGCACCGCTAAAAGGTGTTATATTTGTATCACAAACATCTGTGGCGGTCTGCCAATCTGCAAAGTTACTATCAAAATAACTATTAGCTATACCCATGCCAAACCTTTCGTTTCTAAGGTAGTCTAATAGCTGTAATATTGGGTTGTCTGAATATTCCCAAGTTGTACTATCGTCTTTTCTATGGCTACCGCTACCCCCTGTGACTGTGCTATCAAGATTTGGGTTGTAAATTTTTCTTCCTTTTATAGTTGCTTGAACTCTTGGCAATGAACCAAACTTATCAGCGTTCCATTCAAATCTAAGAGCTAGATAGGCTAGACCTCGTAATCTGTGGTTTGATGTCCATGACGTAAGTGTGGATAAAAGGGTTGATGCTGATTGTGAATCTGTTCCTAAATGTGCTTCTACTGTAATCAAGCTAGAGTCAGCAAAGAAGTTGGAATCGGAACTAGCTACTGTTCTTTGTGTGCCATCGGTCAATGCTCCGCTTAGAGTAACTTGATGATTATTTACAAATAATGTTTCAACGCTGTTTATTTCCCCTTCACTGAGAACCACCGCCATATATAGATATTGATTATCTGTTCCAGACGTTTCAACAAAGACAACATTACCACCGACTTTTCTAGTTCCATAAACTACAGGAATACTTGAATTAGCGGTGAATTTATTGACTAATATCCCTCTTGCCTGTTGTTCCTCAAACTCCTCTGAAAACTCTGGAACTTCTGGCTGTGGCACTACCCAACTAATTACCTCGTCCACTACATCTACAACAACGTCAACTACACCAGTTACTACATCACCGACAAAATCTACTGTTTCGGTTATTACATCGCCTACAAAATCAAATACATCTTCTACAAAACCGCACATTTAAAACATTCTCCAGTTACTACCCATATTTTCAAACCCTAATCGTTCAAAAACAGGGTCTTTGTGTATGCCTGTGCTTATTGATAGTAACATTGGTAAACCTTCTGATACATTTTTTACTGAATCAATTATGACTTTCACTAAGTTATAGGTTCTATATTGCTTTCTGACGTACAAAACATGGATGTTCATCAGTTTATCTTTGCTGAACCAATATTCTGACTTGTGAAACATACACAACCCCATAATGGTTTCTGAATCTAAATCTTTAGCAAAAATTATCTTTCCCTTTTCTAAAATAGTGTTGATGAATAGTGTAAGTTTTGCCTTGTCAACTTCTGGAAGTTTTTTATCAAATAACTCACTTTCTTTGAACTCCATCAGCATTTCATAAATCATATCAAAATCTTTTTTTTCTGCTTGATATAAATGAACGCTACTCATTCCCTACCCCATTTGATGTCTACAAGATTTAGTGCCGAATATTCCATTCCTTTATCACTTGAAAAAAACCTTTTTTGTGAGTTATCTGATGTTGTTCTACCGCTTTTTTTTGAGAAGTTACCCCAATGTGACGTTACATTTAAACTCAATGTAGCAGTATTTGTATTATCAGTAATTTTAAATTCATCTATTGTTCCATAAAACAACAGAAATGGGTCAGCTATTAGTGCAAGGTTTGCATCTAAAAACCCCCTGTAGATAAACACATCATCATTAATTATATTTTCGTTGAGTGCTATGGAAATATAGGTTTGGTCTACGCCAGATAAAGAAACGACAAGACTGTTTTTTGAAGGGGAAGCGGTTTCACTTACTGCGGTTATTCCCCTTAAATGTCCGTTTGCTTGGTATGTTCGTGATGTTCCAGAAACGCTTGAGGTAATATCAAAGCTTGCATTTGTAAGATATACCCTTGATGCGAACCCTAAATCTAATAAAATAACTGGTTCAATATTTCCTGTGGCTAGTTCTGTTTTTACTGCACTTGTTAAACCTCTAGCCATTTATAAACTCTCTATTACATCGAACTCATAATTAAATAATAAGTTTCCATCCTTATCGTTTTGCCCTGTTGCGAACTCTTGAACGTCACTCCTAAGGTGGACTGTAAAAGGCACTGAATCATAGGTAACCGCACTATTATCCGCTAGTGCTTCTCTAAGGGGTGGTTCTATTGTAACTGTTGAAGCATTACTGGATGATGTTGCATCTTCGACAACCATATAAACTTTATCATGGGAAAATTTAATAAAGTCACCTGCTTTTAATCGCCCTGCTCCATCCCCTGCGAACCCATCTATAGCTATAGTTGTGTCAGCAACCGAATGAACACCATTTACTAACAAAGTGCCTGTTTCATTGCCCTGTGCGTTTAGAAAGCTTGGAAAGGTTACTGTGAAATTATCTTTTCTGTTTCTTTGTTTCATAATGAAAGCCATCACTGGTGCAAAGTCTGCTCTAGTAAGGGGAGGATACGAAATAGTAAAACTAAAGCGTTGACCTTGCACCTGTCTTCTAAATGTCTTTCCGCTATCCGTTTCACTGAACAAAGTCTTTTGATTGCTCTTAATATTTATAGCGGTGAAATTTGTATTTGGTAATGCTCCACTCATACGACTGCCATTTTACCCTTTTCGTTCATAGCACTATTGATAAGGTTTACTATAACACCCCTGCTATTTACCAATAATTCGTTAAAACCTCTTGCGTCTACAGTATTGATATTAAAATTCACAGTTACGTTTTTATTCATGCCTAGCTTGTCGTTTGGTACTACTGTACCTGCTTGGTCTGGAACAAAGAGTTCTGCACCTTTTTCACCGACAATACTTGGTTGTCCTACTGGCGGTCTACCGCCCTTTTCAAACCCTTTTATTTTATTTATTATCCCTGCTCCGAACGCTAACGCACCCCCTACAGCCACAACATTGAATGGAAAGGGTATAGAAGCAAAAGTTTTCATAGCACCCTCGTATAAGCTTATAAACGCCTTTTTAATAGCATCTGCCTTAAACATTGCTAACCCTTTTTTAAATGCCATCTGTATTGCTTCTCCAATAAGCATTTCAACAGTTTTTCTAACTATAAAAGTTGATAAATCTTGAAAACTTAGTTTACCTGTCATAACAAAATCGGTAAGTGATTGCTTTAAACCTTCAAATGTTGATTTACCTATGTCTTGTATTTCTTGGAACATATCTTTTTGTGTAGAAAAAGCATCGGTAAAACCTTTTTCAAAGTTTTCATAAACTCCAGTAAGTTCTTTAACTGCATCTCCTTGTTTTTTAGTTGATTTTGTTACCTTATCCATCCCAACTTCGATAGTTTCTAAAGGCACATTCATATAAGCTTGGTCTAAATCTTTTAATACTTTTTCTAATTCTCTGACTTCTCTAGTGGCTTCAAATATTTTGTCTGATTCAAAAGGATTTGTAATTTTATCGAAATTGTTATCAAAAGCGTCAATACGCCCTTTGATTTCATCTCTAAGTTTTTCGTAAGACTCTCTAACAGCATCGAAACCACTAGCACTATTATCTGAAAAGGTTGCTAGTTGTGATGTTATAGCTTCTACATCTGATTTAAAGTCCTCTAATGTTTTTTCCTTTTGAAAAACGCTAAATAATTTTTCTAACTTTCCTGTGGCTTCCAAAGCACCGACACCTAAAGCCAGAAGAGCCACTAAACCAGTGCTTTTAGATATTCTACTGAGTTTAACCATACCAACACCTGCTAAACTCAAAGAACGAGCCAAACCTAAAAATGCACTTGAAATTTTTGCAACCACAAGAGCCATTCCTAGAGCTTTGAATATCTGAAAATTGTCAGAAATGAATGTAACGGCTTTCCCTGCTAAAATAACTGCATCAGATAAACCCTTTCCTATTGCCCTAGCAACTTTGTTTATTGTTTCTTCATTATCCTCTAATGCTTTATCTAACGCTCCAAACTCTTGTTTCAGTCCTATTAAAAATTGTTCTGCTACGACTTTTTGAAAATTGAATAATTTATCACCAAGCATTGATAAAGTACCAGTAAGAGTATTTGCTAGGTCATCTGTTGCACCTGCAAATCTTCCCCCTTTTCCAAACACTCTTTCAAACGCTTCGGCTGTTTCTTCTGCCGTGACTGTAGCACCTGCCTTGAAGCCTAATAAATCCCTAACACCTCTTTCTCTAAATATATCCGCACTAGCAACACCTGCCGAAAATGAACGCTGAATCTGCTCCGCAGTGGTTTGAAAGTCAAGTCCTGTAACACTTGCAACGTTTCCTGTTATTTCTAGAATCCTCGCTAACTCTTTTGAGTCTTTTGCGACCACAGCTAGATTACCTGCACCTGCTTGTATTTGCTCAAGGCTAAAAGGTACTTTAGATGCAAATTTTGACATAACATCAAAGGCTTTTGCACCTTCCTCAACGCTTCCAAATAAGAATTTTAATCGGATTTGTAGTGACTCAACTTGCCTACCAACATCAACGAATGATTTCAGAGTAACCCCTGCACCTATGCCGATTAAAGCATTTTTTAAATTAAATACAGATTGTTTAAGTTTATCAACCCCACCTGTGGCTGACTTCATAGCCTGTCTGGTCTTGTCCTTCGCTATGATGTCTATATTTACTTGTTTTGTTGCCACTTATCTACTTGCCTTTGCTAGTCGTTCTTGTCGTTCTCGTTCCTCATGTTGGATTTGAAAGTAAGCAATCCACATATTAAATTCCTCAACTGACATTTGCAAGATTTCGGAAACTGTTTTGTGCAACCTTTCGGCTAGACCATAGATATTGTGTAACTCTGTGTTACTTCTTAGTTTTTTTTATAATCCTCAATATCTTCATTACCAGTACCCATTATCTTTGTGGCAACGTCTGCAATTACATTTGTGTCAGCTTTTGTTTTGAAGGAAAGAATGTGAGAAGCATTAAACATTTTTTCGCCATCTTTTGTTAAGGCTTTTTCAATGATAACGTCAATGAGTACAAGCAAATCTGTATTCGTAGCACCCTTGAATATCTTTTGTTTCTCAAGCATATTAAAAGGCTTGGTATGAATAGCTTTATCGCCTGTCAAACCCCATTCTGGAACTTCAATAATCTGTGTGTCTAGCTGACTAAAATGGTCACGAATACCATCAAAGTAGTCAATCTTTTCATCTGCCATTTACTTATACTGTGCCTATGGTAAGACCGCCATTCCCTTGACCAGATACAGTTCTAGTTGTTACACCATCTAATGTAACGCCTACAGACATTCCAGTAACAATTCCAGTACCACTAAACTTTCTATCTCCAGACTCGTTACCTTCTGGCAAGAAAGCAAAAGTTAGTTCTGCTCCTTGTACTAAAGATGTTTGACCGCTATCGGTTTCATCAAAGTTCATATCAATAGTAAAAGTATAAGTACCTCTACCAACTAAATATGATTTCATTGAATCACCAAGTGCTGTATCTTCAACAACGTCATGGGTAGTGTCTACTGTGAACCCTGTGGCATTACCTAATGTAGTACCCCCAATAGTTACAACCCCTTCTTTTCCGTGATGTGTAGCCATTTATTTACTCCTTTTCTTCTTTAGGTT